GGGGTTGTTTCCGGCGCAGCGCAGGATGCGGTCGACAAAGCGGTCGCTGATACCCGCTCCGGTGTTGTTTCGGCTACCGATGCGCTCGCATTTCTGAGCAAGGTTTTTGAGGACAACAAATACAAATTGGCCTCTGTGACAAATGGCACAGATACGGAGGAAACTCCGCCCGCAGATGAGCCGCCCGCTTCGGACAAGCCGGACGCACTTAATACGCTTCGGGCAATCCTTGCCGACTTCGATCTTTCCCCGTTGGCCGATAACCTATACAACAAAGCGATCTCGGGGGAAATTAATTATCGGGATGGCAATGCCGTTCTTTACGCGGCCCGTAGCGAGGATCTGTACAAGAAGCGATTTGCTGCCAACCCTGCCCGTGCGGCAAAGGGTCTGCCCGAACTCTCGCCATTTGATTATCTCGAACTTGAAAAGCAGTACCGCACTACGCTCCGCTCGCAGGGGATGCCAACTGGCTTTTATGATGAACTGTCGGACTTCCAGTCTTTTATCGAAAATGACGTATCCAATGCAGAACTGAAGTCGAGGATCGAAAGTGGATATCGAGTTGTACAAGAAGCCGACCCAGCAGTCAAGAGCCAAATGCGAGAACTCTACGGAGTGGATGATCGCGGACTTGCTGCGTACTTCCTTGATCCAGATCGTGCTGCCCCGCTTCTCGAGCGTCAGGCCAAAGCCGCCAAGGTTGCTGCCCGAGGGCTCGAGCAAGCCGGAATCCAACTGACGGCGGGTACTGCCGAGGATCTCATTGCTCGCGGGTATACCGCGGACGAGGCCCAAAAGTTCTTTACCGAGATGGGCAGGGCTCGCGGTCTGTATCAGGAAATGCAGGGCGAGGAGGCCCTAACCGAGGAGCAGAAGATTGGCGCGGCGTTTGGATATGACGTTGCTGCTGCCCAAAAGTTGGAGCGGCGCAAGTCGGAGCGGCTCGCTGCATTCCTTGGTGGTGGCGGATTTGCTCGGACTACTGGCGCAACTTCTGGGGTTATTGAAACTGCTGCTGGTGGTCCCCAGTAATCCTTGACAGATATATCAGTCGTATACCAAACTGTTCTTGTTCCCAACAGGGGACGCCTACGGAACTCCCCGATTTCGTAGTGTAAACAAGGGTGAGATTGCAGCCGTCCGGATTCCTCCGTCTGGACGTGGGCGGAAGGAGAGGGTCATGACAGACCAAGACCTCGAATACGAGGACGAAGCACAGGATTCACAGGCACATCGGAATCCGGTCCGCGCAAGAATGCGTGAACTGGAAGCCGAAGTCAAGGCGGCTAGGGAACAACTGGCCGCAGCCCAAGCGGCCCAGCGCGAGTTGGCCTTCGTGAAGGCGGGAGTCGATCTGACTACCCCCGTTGCGAAGTACTTCGTAAAGGGTTATGAGGGCGAACTTGACCCTGAGAAGATTCGTGCAGCCGCCGAGGAAGCCAATCTCATCTCAAAGAAGCAGGAGGCCCCGGAGGTCAAAGCCGAGCAACAGGCTTGGCAGCGACTTCAGCAGGCCTCCAGGGCGGGTGAGACGAGCGAACCCCCGGTTGACTGGACGACTCGAATCAATCAGGCTAAGTCCAAGGATGAGGTTCTGGCGCTGCTGGCCCAGGCAAAGCAAGAATCAGAAAACCTCTAACCTCAGGCAAGACCTGAGGAGAAAGTAACTCAGGTAATTCCAATGGCCTATACAGAGGCGAGTTCACTCTCGACCGACCAGGCAGCGTTTGACCGGCTCGCGTACTTCGCGCTCCGTTCGGAACTGCTTTTCGACCAGGTGGCGGATGTCATGCCGACCAACCAGTCGATGCCCGGTACGCAGGTGACCTTCACTATTTTCAATGACCTTTCGGCTGCTACGACGGCCCTGACCGAGACCTCGGATGTCACCCCGGTGGCGATGAGCGACAGTCAGGTCACCGTGACGCTGGCCGAGTACGGCAATGCCGTCAACACGACCGCGAAACTCCGTGGCACGTCGTTCCTCGACGTGGACTCGGTGGCTGCGAACGTCATCGGTTACAACGCCGGTATCTCCATCGACAGCGTCGTCCGCGACGTGCTTGCCGGTGGCGACAACGTGGTGTATGGCGGTGGCGGTTCGTCCGATGAGACGGCTCGCAACCAGATCGAAGTCGAGGACATCATCGAGGCCAACGACATCCGCAAGGTTGTTGCTGCGCTTCGCAAGGCGAACGCGGTTTCCTTCGGCGGCATGTACATGGGCTACATCCACCCGGACGTGTCTTACGACCTTCGTCGTGAGACTGGCGCCGCTGCGTGGCGTGACCCGCACGTGTACAGCGACCCGGCCAACATCTACACCGGCGAGATCGGTGCGTTCGAGGGTGTTCGCTTCGTGGAGACCCCGCGTGGCAAGATCTTCGAGAACGCCTCGAACGGCTCCGGCGGTAGCGGCAACATCGACGTCTACGCGACCCTGATCATGGGGCAGCAGTCGCTGGCCAAGGCCCACAGCATCGTGGACGGCAATGGTCCGTTCCCGCGTGTGGTCCGCGGTCCGGTGGTGGACGTTCTCGAGCGCTTCCACCCGATTGGTTGGTACTGGTTCGGTGGCTACGGGCGATTCCGCGAGGCTTCGCTCCGTCGCATCGAGTCGGCGTCCAGCATCGGCGCTAACTCGTAACAACGGGTAGCAACAAGTAGAGGGGGCCGGGCCGTTTCCCCTCGGCCCGGCCCTTTCTGCTATATTCAAGCGAGAGGTAACAAATGTCGATTTCTAATTACGCCGAGAACGCGCTCCTCGACACTCTTCGGAACACGTCGTTCTCTGTCGCCAATACTTACGTTAAGTTGCACACGGGCGATCCGGGTGAGACCGGTTCGAGCAATGCCGCGACCGAGACGACCCGCAAGGCCGTCACCTGGTCTGCTGCGTCGTCTGGCTCGATGGCGTCGTCCGCGACGCTCGAGTGGACGAACGTGTCCACAACGGAGACGTACTCGCATTGGTCGCTGTGGGACAACTCCACGGCGGGCAACTGCCTGTGGACTGGCGCGCTCAACGCTTCGGCTGCTGTCACGGCTGGCGACACCTTCCAGATCACCTCGCTGACCCTTAGCCTCGACTAAGTGAGGTAGCCGATGGCTACCGGCGTCATCGATTTCAACGACGGGTTCGTTGACACTCCAGGTTTCCGGCTATACGCCGAGACTCCCAACTACACGTCGGAGCGCGTCCTCGCGTTCACGAGCGCGTACTACTACCCAGCAACGCCCTTCTTTCTCGGCGTCAAGGATCGCACCGCCACCGGTTCTGGCACGGGCAGCAGCACCGCTATCGGTGATGTCATCGCCATTGTTGAGGCCACGGCTACCGGCTCAGGGACCGGGAGCGCAACGACCGCAATCCTGCACATCCTGCCGCGCACCGCAACGGGCAGCGGCACGGGCAGCGGTACGGCAAGCGCCAACCCGATTGAGGTTCGTACGGCTACGGGGTCTGGTGTCGGGAGCGGGACCACCACGCGAATCCTCATTGCTAAGCGCACCGCCACGGGGTCCGGCGTTGGCACCTCGAGTGCCTCAACGAAGGAAGTCCTGCCCCGCACGGCGACTGGTTCCGGTCAGGCAACGGCCGGGTCGACGGGCATTGGCGTCCATATTGCCCCCCGCACCGCTACTGGTTCAGGTACCGGCACTCAGTCAGCCACCAAGAACCAGTTGTATCTGTTTCGTACCCCAACTGACAACCGCGTTCAGTGGGCTCGATTTGACGGCAATGGAATTGACAATGCGCTATTTAAGTTCTACACCCCCGGCGCCCGTGGCAGAAATGTTTACAAGTTGACCAACGGCACCTGGACTGAAAATGATCAGTCGGACTACAGCCTGATTTCTAGGATTTACTATGGCGGGCATGATATTCTCGTTGATGCAACCGAGAGAGATGAACTAGTAGCGGCTGGTTACGGAGACTACGTTTCATGAGTATTCAGCGTGAATTGGCCCGACTGGCTGGAACCCCTGGGGCCGAAGCCGTTAAAGCCGCCAACACTATTGCTGGAACTACGGGCAAAGAAATGATTGGCGCCCTTAACGTAAAGGCCGGGACTGAGGGCCTGGAATTAAATCGCGTGTGCCGTGTACTTGCCGCCGCTAATGGTGGCAATGACGGACTAGATGCCGTCGGGGCACTCGCGTCCATAACCTCCTTCTAGTAAGGAGAAAGGGGATGAAACACCGTGAAACACACCCGACCCTTGACATCGAAGGCTGCTGGAAGTGCAAGATTGCGTCGGTCACCTTCGGCGCGGACGCGCTTCCGACGCGCAACACGCAAGTGGCTACGACGAATGCAAAAGAACGTGTCCTTGAAAAAGATCTGGATGCATATAAGCGACTCCGTAATGATGGAGTACAACCGCAACAAATCAATGGATCGGCCCGCGTCGAAGCGCGCGCGAGCACGAAAGACCAAGTAGAACACGCGAGGTTTCATGAGTTATACAAAGCCTGAACTACGAGAGCGGATTAAGAACCGAATTATGGCTGGCTCGAAGGGGGGCAAGCCTGGTCAGTGGTCGGCGCGCAAGGCACAGTTGCTGGCTCTTGAGTACAAGAAGGCTGGAGGCGGATACTCCGGCGGTAAAAGCAAATCCCAAAAGAGTTTGTCTAAGTGGACCAAGGAGAAGTGGCGCACTTCGGATAGAAAGCCAGCCATCCGCGAAGGAGGAACCACTCGGTATCTGCCCGACAAGGCATGGGGAAAATTGTCTGCTTCGGAAAAGGCTGCTACAAATAAGAAGAAGATGGCTGGTTCCCGCCAGGGGAAGCAGTTTGTATCCAATACGCCGGCTGCAAAAAAGGCTGGCAGAGAGGCTAGGAAAAGCAAGTGAAGGGTCAGAAGAAAATCAAGAAGGTTATGGGCGAGTTTGGTCGCGGGACTCTCAAGTCTTCGTCTGGCAAGAAGGTGACCTCGCGCAAGCAGGCCGTGGCTATTGCCATGTCTGAGGCCGGCATGTCCAAGAAGAAGAGGAAGAAGAAGTGAGCATTAACTATCGGGGCGAAAAGTTTGCTGGCTATAACAAGCCCAAGCGGACTCCGGGCCATGCCAAGAAGTCCCATGCCGTGCTTGCCAAGTCCGGATCACAGGTCAAGTTGATTCGCTTTGGACAACAGGGCGTATCCGGTTCTCCCAAAAAGGCGGGGGAGTCCGCTTCTTATCGGAAGCGGCGCGAGTCCTTCAAGGCTCGCCATGCAAAGAACATCCGCAAGGGTGTCATGTCGGCTGCCTATTGGGCAGACCGAGTTAAGTGGTAATCTTCAGTAACTACTAGATAGGAGTATTTATGCCAATGGTTGGCGGTAAGAAGTTTGCATACACCAAGAAGGGTAAGGCGGCCGCTAAGGCGTACGCCAAGAAGACGGGCAAGTCCATGAAGAATCATGAGCGCACCGAGAGCAAGAAGGAGCGCATGATGGAGTACGGCAAGAAGGGCAAGAAGAAGAAGTAATGTCCACAGCGGGATCGCTTATCACCAAAGCGTCCCGCCACTTGTTATCGGGGACCGTCGAAGAGCGGAACAAACTGGCGGCGACGGTCACGAGTTCGGGGACGACGTTTACGTTGTCCTACGATCTCGCTGGCTTTCGCCCCGGTGCTGTTTTTGAGGCGGAGTCTGAGTTGATCTATGTTTGGGAGGCAACTCCGGCCACCAAGACTCTGGTGGTCGAACGTGGATACGCTGGCACGACTCCCGCTGCTCACTCTTCCGGGGTAGTGCTTACCCTCAGTCCGAGGTTTCCGCGCGCCCAAATGCTGGATGCCTTGAACTTCGAGTTGGATGACCTGTCCTCTACGGCCAATGGTCTGTATCGGGTTGTAGCCACCGATCTTTCCTACAACGGCTCGGATCGCCAAATTGACGTGACGTCCGCCACAAACATTATTAGCCTTATTGATGTTCGTTTGCGCTACGACTCCGACGACTATCCGGTAATCCATGGGGTCAGGCTCCAGCGTCAGTTGCCAACAACGGACTTTGCTTCGGGCTTTGCTCTTGTGCTGGATGACGCCGTAATGGCAGGCACCTTGCGTATTACATACAGGGCCCCGTTCGTGCGCGCGTCTTCCGAGTCTTCCGACCTTCAGACTGACTGTTTTTTTCCTCAGACTGCCGAAGACATTATTG